GGTTGATAAATACATTACTAAACAATCTATTGCTACTGCAACCACAGATGATGTTTTGAGGCCAGCCCTTAGCCGTTTGATTAGATCAACTCAGGATGTAACAAAAGCCCAAGAATTATTAAGTCTTGCTCAAGAAATATCAACAGCAACAGGCAAGCCATTAGAATCAGTTACCAATGCCTTAGGTAAAGCCTATGACGGCAGCAATACAGCACTTGGGAAACTTAATCTTGGTATTGATCAAAGCACTCTTAAAACCAAATCATTTGATGAAATTACTAAAGAATTAGCCAAGACTTATGATGGATTTGTTAAAAACGAAGCAACCAATGCTGAGTTTAAGTTTAAGCAATTAACAATTGCCTTAGATGAAACTAAAGAGCAAATTGGAGTTGCGTTGCTTCCGATTGTAAAAGAGTTTGCCGATTATTTATTAGCCACAGTTGTTCCAAATGTTCAGGCTTTGGCCGCTGGATTAACTGGAGATAATAGCGTTACCGCTGGAATTACTGATGCAACAAAAGGTGCTTATGCTTTTGGGCAACAATTAAGATCAACCATTGAGTTTATTATTAGCATAAAAGATGAATTGTTAATACTTGGTGGCATTATTGCAACTGTATTTGTAGCCAATAAAATAATTGCATTTGTGGCAGCAGTTCAAACATTGATTAATGCAATGGTTGCTTTAAGAGCAGCAGCAACCGCTGCAAGCGTGGCGACTGCTTTTGCAACCGGTGGAGGATCTATCGCTGCTGGTGCCGTTGCTTTGGCTGCTGCTGGTATAGCAACAGGAGTTGTAAGTAGTGCGGTTTCTGGAGGTAATGCTGCAAACGCTGCATCAACTGCTACCGCTGCTCAATTGGCTGCTGGAGCAGCAAGGGCTGGAACAACAGTCAATAACATTACAGTTCAATCCGTAGATGCTGAAGGATCTGCCAGAGCGGTTGCTAAAGTATTAAATAGCAGCGCATCAAGATCAACACCACAACTTTACAATTCAGGAATCACTAGGGCGAGATAATGACAGTTTGGACACCTGATTGGAAGTTATCGGTTGCCGGTGTTGATTACGAAAATATCACTATTGCCGATATTGCCCATCAAGCAGGTCGAGATGATATTTATACTCAACCAAATCCATCTTATTTACAGGTTGAAGTTGTAGCACTTTCTGGCCAAACTTTTCCGTTTGCGATAAATGATGGTCTGACATTACAAGTCAGAAACAGTTCTGGAACTTTTGTTAGTTTATTTGGTGGAAATATCACAGATGTAACTGTTGAGGTAAGAAATACTGGATCGGTTGCCAATGTTATAAGTTATACGCTATTAGCAATGGGAAGTCTAGTTAGATTAGCAAAAGAAATTTATACAGATAACTTATCTCAAGATACTGATGGCAATCAAATTTACACATTACTTTTATCCTCATTATTAAACACATGGAATGAAGTTCCACCAGCAGAAACTTGGTCAGGTTATTTAGCAACAGAAACTTGGGCAAATGCCCAGAACATTGGTTTAGGTGAAATTGACCAGCCGGGGCTTTACACAATGTCGAGCAGATCGGCCAACCCTGACACGATTTACAACATCGCTTCACAAATTGCTGATTCAGCACTTGGATACATGTATGAGGATAATCAAGGAAATATCGGATATGCAGATGCTGACCATCGCCAAACATATCTTTTGGCAAATGGCTACACCGAACTTTCAGCAAACACAGCCTTGGGTTCAGGTTTGAGGACTTTAACAAAATCAGCAGATATTCGAAATGATATTTATATTAATTATGGAAACAATTTTAATAATCAAGCAACAGCAACAGATACGACTTCAATTGCCCTTTATGGTTACAAAGGTGAAACTATCAATTCAGCAATTCATGACGGAACTGATGCTCAGGAAATTGCCGATAGATACATTGATTTGAGAGCCTATCCTTATGCAACCTTTGATAGCATTACTTTTCCAATTACCAATTCAGAAATCGATGATAGCGATCGAGATGCCCTTTTAGGTATATTTATGGGTCAGCCAATTCATGTTACAGATTTGCCATCCCAGATCAATAATGGTGCATTTGAGGGCTATGTTGAAGGTTGGCGTTGGAGCACCCGCTTCAATGAGTTGTTTCTGACTATCAATTTGTCGCCAATCAATTTTAGTCAGGTGGCAATGCGTTGGAATACTGTGCCGCTTACTGAGGCATGGAACACGATTGGCAACACTTTAACATGGGAATACGCTACAATCGTAGCCTGATAATAGGAGAAAAATGGCAAATACAACGAACTTCGGATGGGAAACTCCAGACGATACAGATTTAGTCAAGGATGGCGCAGCAGCGATTCGCACGCTTGGTTCTGCCATTGACACATCTTTGGTTGATCTTAAAGGTGGTACATCTGGTCAGATATTAGCAAAAAATTCTAATACCGATATGGATTTTAATTGGATCACAAATGATGTTGGTGATATAACTGAAGTTGTTGCAGGAACTGGATTAAGTGGTGGTGGTTCATCAGGATCAGTTACATTAACAAACACAGTTGCAACAGAATTTGATGCAAAAGGTGATTTGGTTGTTGGAACTGGTGCAGATACTTTTGATAAATTAACAGTTGGCGCAAATGACACGATTCTTGTTGCTGATTCTTCAACAGCAACCGGACTTAAATGGGCTGCACCTGCTAGCGGTGGTGGTATGACTTTATTAAACACTGGTGGTACTTCTTTGTCGGGTTCAGCAACCACTGTAAGTTTTACTGCAACAGGTTACACAAATTTACAAGTACAAATTAAAAATGCTTCTCTAAACGCTAACGCCAATGGTTTCCATTTAAGATTAAATTCTGATACAGCCGCTAACTATTCTTCTATGAGATATATGAATTACAACAGCGGCACAACATTAGACAGCAATACAAGTGGCGATACTGAAATTATTATTGCCAATAGGCTTGGAAATGTTAGTACTTATTATCAGACTGGTAACGCTGCAATAAACATTTACCGACCAGAGGATACGGATTTTACTTTTCTTACTTGGGATGCAAGCGGCTTTAACTCAACTTTAACTAATCCTTGGTATGTAAAAGGAACTGGTTTTTATAATTGCTCAGCAGCAATTTCCTCAATTACCATTACTGCTGATAGCAGCACTTGGAACGCAGGCACAATCTATGTATATGGAGTTAAGTAATGACTAAACCACTTGTACGCTTTCACAATTCTGATACTAATGAGATTATTGATAGAGAGATGAACGATGATGAGTTTGCCCAGTATCAATCAGACCAAGAAGCAACATTACAACGCCAAGCCGAAGCCCAAGCAAAGGCTCAGGCTAAAGCAGAGTTACTTGAGCGATTAGGCATTACCGAGGATGAAGCAAAACTTCTGCTTGCGTAATGAAACCTTGGTTATCTAAAGCAGCGGTTCAGTTGCGTGAGCAGATCGATGATTCCTTCCCAGAGCGTAGCCGTAAATCTGATGGGTGGATTGGTGATGCTAGACATAGCGCACGAAAAAGCGATCACAACCCAGATGCAACAGGATGTGTGCGAGCAATTGATATTGACGCTCGGCTTTCTGACGACAAAGGGCTTTCAGCATATTTGGCAGATCAGATTCGATCCTATGGGAAAACCAATGGTCGCATCAGTTATGTAATACATCAGTCAAAAATTGCTTCACCAATTCTTGGATGGCGTTGGCGCAAATATAGGGGCAATCCCCATAATTTTCATATCCATGTGAGTTTTAAGAAAAATCAAGATAAGAATTCAGATTTCTTTCATATCCCACTACTAGGAGGCAAGGCATGAAACTATCAAACAAACACAAGGCAGCAATTAAGTCATATCTAAGAGCCGTTGCAGCATCAGGAATTACTGTTGCACTTGCTATTGTGGCAGACATTCATCCAGCCTATGCAACCTTGCTTGGAGCAATTGTTGCACCTATTGCCAAGGCACTTGATCCAAAATCTGGCACCGAGGCTGATTACGGAATCAATGCGAAATGACAGCCAACGAATGGGTTGGTATCGCCGTTGGCGTATGCGCAATTACAACAAGTTTATTCATGGGTCTGCGTTGGGTTATTAAATCCTACTTAGCAGAATTAAAACCAAATTCAGGAACAAGTATGAAGGATCAAATTACTCGACTTGAACAGCGTGTCGATGATCTATTTGTTTTAATCAGTAAGCGATAATTTTTGTTATGGCGAACACACGCAAACCATCGAAACGCAAAAAGATCAATAGGCGTATCGTTCGCCAAACTCCTGAGCCATTAACAAAGATCGATCAGCATTACATGGCTTTGCATGAATGTTACAAAGCAGCCAGAAAAGCAGGATTCACACCTGAGCACGCTTTTTGGTTGATGACTGAACATAAGACTTTCCCTGATTGGATTGTGGGCGATGGTGGGATAATCCCATCCATAGATCCAACTGACGATGAGGATGACGATTAATTAAAGCCAACCGAAGGTATTTGATAACGCCTGATTTGCAGATTCCACTACATCACCCAAGGGCAGTATCTAATCTCATTAAAATGAACAAGCACGAAAAGTTTGATTTTGTGTTAAATGTTGGTGATGAATTAGATATGACTTCCCAAAGCCGTTGGGTAAAAGGCACAAAGACAGAATTTGCTGAAACACTTCATGATGAAAGATCAATTGCTCAGGACATTCTTTTTGACCTAGGCACAACTGACATCATAAGATCAAACCACACCGATCGATTATTTACGACATTACTGAAAGGCGCACCATCACTCTTAGGATTGCCTGAATTGGTGTTTGAAAAGTTTATGGCATACTCAGATTTAGGCATCCGCTTCCATAAGCGAGCCTATGAGTTTGAGCGTGGGTTTTTCTTGGCTCATGGCGATGAAGGGGTTATGT